ATGACACCTTCTATCATGATGCGCGTGACATATCTTTGGCCTGGGTAGTACATCTTGAAGGGGATATCGAGCAAACATAACCTTTCTACTATATAATCAACGTCACATTCTCTATAACCATTGACTAACAACAAAGACGGCAGATATCGACGCATGTATTTGTTATCTACAGCCTCTATTAAGGAAGCATGTGCATGGGCGTCATATGATGAAAAATCAGTGGATATGAAAACTGGGTCTATGTACTGCTCGTACTCCACTTTGATTTTATCTGCTATCTCGTCTGGTGTATAGGCTTGAATAAATTGAGGGTACAAAGCCTTCATAAGACGCATCATCAACTGGTTAGCATGACCTCCTATGGCTTTCATTGTGGGATGTGGATTAAACAGATTTCGACCTTTGATCTTTCCTTTAAGTACGGTGCGCTCGTCTGGTTTCATCATGGCTTCCAAACCTTCAGTAAGTCTGCCCGTAGTATTAAAAATATTTGCACCATTGATATAAATTGGCCGCTTTGGTGATTCTACTGATTGTAGGTATTCAGCTTGGCTAAACTTAATCTTGGGGATCAAAGCTTGCGCTTTTTGATCTAATCGTTCTATCTCTTTATCCACGTATAGTGAGAATTCTTTAACCACATCTATGTCTGGTTGTAATAAAGCTGTACCATGCCTAGTTAGCAGTGCCCCTAATGCATTGTAAGTGGAGGTTGCTGCTACTCTTGGTCTATTATCTTGCTCTTTGGAAAAATCTATACCGGTGCGAATGTAAGGGTGGTTGCGACCAAAATCACAGACTTTGTCATATGTGGTAGTATTCCCTGCTTCATCGTATATTTTTATTTTTCTGAGCGTAGAACTTAATGCCCATGTAGGGTCTGTAAGTGGTACCTCTGCTTTCAAGCGCAAACATGGAACAGGGTCACTGACCTCATCGTATTCAGCGGTCTTGGGTATGAAAACTTTATATCCGCCGACAAATCTGATATTTCGGAGAAAAGTAAGGAGCTTATCAGCGTATGACACGTGAAGTCGTGTTGGCTTTACAGTCTTGATACTTCTAAAAATTCTAGCAGGCAGTGCTTCGGTTATAACTGACATAGTTGGTGAATTCCGGGTAGACTTGATGACAGTGACAAAATTTCTTGAGGGTTTTGGCGTCGATTTGAAGACTGAAGCAATGCTTGAACCGGCAGTCTTTATCCACGTCGACACAGCAGTAGTAGCTCTCATAATCACGCCCGGTCTTGGCCTACGAATATGTTCGCTACAGTTTGAAGGGCGTATCAGTAGGGCTACAAAATGTGCTGCTTGCTTAATGACAGTATTAGTAACGACT